TCATAACCGGTCGGTCCCTGGTTCGAACCCAGGTGGGCCCACCAATACTTTGAAATGCGAACCAGTAGCGCATTGAGTATTAAATGCTGGCAATTCATTCTTATAATTGAATACGATTTCAACCCTATCACTATAGATAGTAACGCTCTTAATGAATGTATCGAGAATACGAGAGCGGCCTGCTTTGGTGGTAGGGTTTTCTTTTGCCATTCTCTCGAGAAAATACTCGATATGATCCGCTGTAAATTTGATAGGTATAAGAGCGCTCTCATGGTTCGCTTTTTGCTCTAATAGGTTATTGCGTTCGCTCTCGAGGTTTTCTATTTCATCTTTTAGGCGTTCAGTAATGAAACCTTGCTTAATAGCATTCATGCAGTTATTTAATTCTGTATCAATAGCCTTAATTTTATTATTTATGCCCTGTATAGCGACTTTTGCCTCTTGGGTAGTGTTATTATACCCAGACATAACTAAATCGACTATACGAGCGATATTTGAGGGCTGATTTAGAATTTCAAGCGTTCTATTAATAACTAAATCCTCGAGCTCGTCTCGGCGAATATTTGGCGCTGTGCAAGTGTGGTATTTACGGCGATTTGTGCACACATAATAATGGTGCTTTTCTTTGTTGCGTGATGTAGCGGTAGAGCCTGCATAATGGCCGCCACATTCGCCACAAATGAGCTTACCGCATAGATTATACATTTCAGAGCGTCGGCCTTTATTTTTAATTCGTGTAGGCATTATAGTTTGTACCTCGTCGAATACCTTTCTCGAGATAATAGGCGGTATTGAGTCCTCGATACGAATATCACCCCAAGAGTACACGCCTATATATTTTTCATTGGATAGGATAGTTTTTATCACACTCGGCGAAATCTTGCGGCCTCGCTTTGTTAGATAGCCTTTACTGTGCAAAATATCGCTAATTTTAGCTATAGAGTGCTGTTTTATGTATAAGTCATATATTAACCTTACCGCCTTAGCCTCATGAGCATTCACGGCCAAATGGTGGCTTTCTGTTAAATCATAGCCGAGAGGAACCGCCGAGCCGTTCATCTTACCCTTTAATGCGTTTTCAGTCATGCCACGTTTAACCTTTTGAGATAATTCCACAGAGTAATACTCGGCCATACCCTCGAGCATACTCTCGAGAATAATGCCAGCAGGCTCGGCGGTGATATGTTCCTTTGCACTCAATACCCTTACCCCATTACATCGTAATATGCCCTTGTATTTGGCGCTATCCTCACGGCTACGGCTAAACCTATCGAGCTGATACACGATCACATAATTAAATGATTGATGAGCACTATCTCGTATCATCTGTAGGAACTCTGGGCGGTTATCAGTACGAGCAGAGAGGGCTCTATCTGTATATATCTTAGTAATCAATATGCCCTCACGTTGAGCGTATTCTGTGCACTCTCTTATTTGGCCCTCTATGGACTCGTCTCTTTGTTTATCGCTTGAATATCTAGCGTATATTACGCCTGTTTGTAAGTCTTTTGTCATTGTGTAATGTTCCTCTTAATGATATAATTAATTTAGTAATAATAATAAAATGTATATCTTAAAATAACCGCCTAGGCCGCTATCTATGGCGGTTATTTTATTTTAGGTAGAAATAAAGCCCCTTGATAGGGGCTCTTTTTTTATTTCTTACCTTTGTTATATTTAGCTTGCGCCTCGGCCATTTTGCCACTTTGCACAGCAAAATTATAAGCATATATAGCTGTTTTATATTCGTTTGAGCCCTCAACAATAGGCACTATAGGCGTAGGCTGTATACTGCCGCTCATTACATACTCGAAATTCCTAGAGAAATTTGTAACCCTATCCACTTGATATAGTACGGCTATAGGCTTTCCTGTTCCGTGTGGATCTAATACATAGTGAAAGTGGTTTAATTTCCATGTAATATATGGCTTTTCTGGGTTATCTATTTGAGTGTATAGCAATATTTCCACGCTGCCGCCGTCATAATTCTTTACATCTAAATCGGCTCTCACGCTAACATTTACACCTTTTTCAGTAGTGTATGCTGGCACAAATGGCGCCGCTGGGTTTATGGCAACAGCAGAAAATGACATAGTAGATAATAAGCAAGCAGCAATAATTAACTTTTTCATATACAAAACTCCCCTTAATGTTCCCTTTTACTCTGTTTTTAGATAAGCCTCAATTAACGCTTTTATCGTAGCACGTTCCTCATCGGTTATGATGTGCTTACCATATGACAATATATTATCATGTTCAAGTACCGCTTTGAGATTAACTCCCTCGGCGCTCTCTATGCTCATTAGCTTAGAGGGCGCTTTTTTAATTTCTGGCAGCGGTAAATTATGGATCACATCTTTTTGTAATGCATAGGCGACATATAGATCGTCGATAGCGTCATCGTCATAGTGTGATAAATCAATGTCTACGCCACGGCTTTTTATAAAATCTATTTTTTGCTGCCGTGCAGAGTCGAAATCGTCAACCTCACCAGTCAAATAATACACAGATACACCGAAATAATCGGCTATAGCTTTTAATTTATCGAATTTAGGCGACGAGCGGCCTTTCTTCCAATCTGTAAGCGAGGCTGTAGAAATTCCTGTATCTTTTCCGAGCTTATAAGCGCTGATATTCTCTCGGTTTATCAGCGTTTCTATGCGTTCCCAAACTATATTTTTACCCATTGTTAAACCTCTGTTTAAAATTTTTATGAACGCTTAATTGGACTATCTCGTAAATGTGAGTTATTATGTAATCACAAGGTAGCTAACAAATACGAGATAACCAAAACAAACACTCAAATTCGTATAAATTAGCTAACAAATATTAACTATCTCAAATATATCAGAAAAGAGGTGATTTTACAATATGTATGCAAAAATCGAGGCACTCTTAAAAGAGAAGAATATCACTACTTATAGAATGTGCAAAGATTTGGGCTTGCCTACATCATCGGCAACAGCATGGAAACAAGGGCAATATAAGCCAAGCGTTACCACTCTAAAGAAAATAGCTGATTATTTCGGCGTTACAGTTGATTACTTTTTATAGAAAGGAATATCACACATGAATTTAATTCCAATCAACGTAAGCGAGAATGACGAGCAATATGTAAGCGGTAGAGATTTACATATGTTCCTAGAAATTGAAACGCCATATCCCAAATGGCTTAACAGAATGTGCGAATACGGATTTATTGAAAACCTTGATTATAGAGTAGCGGACAAAAAAGTCCATAACTCAAACGGCGGCAGGCAAAGTATTACAGAACATGAATTAACCATTGAAATGGCGAAACAGCTTTGTATGCTGGCGAGAAACGACAAAGGCCGAGAGGCTCGAGAGTACTTTATCGCAGTAGAGAAAGACTGGAATAGCCCAGAGAAAGTAATGAGCCGAGCTTTAAAGATTGCTAATAACGTAATCAACGAGCAAAAAGTACTTATTGCGCAGCAAGAGCAACAAATCGCAGAATTTAAGCCCATTCGTGATTATGTAGACGAAATTTTAAGCAGTAAGAGCACACTAACCACCACGCAGGTGGCTGCTGACTACGACCTTACAGCTCAACGCCTAAATAATATCTTACATGAGGAAAAAATACAGCGAAAAGTTGGAGATCAATGGATATTATACAAATCTGAAATGGGTAAGGGTTATACAAAATCAGAAACCTTTACTTTCACCAGAAATGACGGCCGACTTGATAGCAAAATTCAAACCAAATGGACGCAAAAAGGGCGCCTACGCATTCATGAAATTTTAACAGCTCGAGGCATTGAGGCCGTATGTAAGGGCGTGATGTAATGACGCTGTTTATTGATGAAATACACAAATTTTACAGTAACCCTCAAAACATGAAAGCCTTTGAGGAATGGAAAGCGAGGAAACGAAAACATGATGACGCAGCAACTCAAAGCAAGACACAGAAAACCTATGAGAACCAAACGGCTAGGGCGTAATGATGAGCCTACATCGTTACAAATGGCGCTGTTCACAGCGTTAACTTTAGCATTCTTATTCGCTGTTTCTTATTGGTGGTGTACAGGCGAGGCACTTATTAAATGGTAATCGAGGTATTAGTAGCGTTATGTATGGCAAGCTCATTTATAGCTGTCTTATACAGTATCTACTCAATGATCTGTATTCTGGCATAAAAAAAGAACAGTCAACTAAAAGCTGACTGTTCAAAGTTCCAATCAATTAAGAAAAGGAACATCACACAACAATATTATAACGTATTTAGCTATGAAAAGAAAGGAAACATCACACAATGTACAAAAAAATCTTTGGCAGCAAGAATGCCACTCGAGAGGAATGGCTAAAGGTTCGCAAGTTAGGGCTTGGCGGCTCTGATATGAGCGCCGTGCTAGGCGTCAACCCATGGCGCAGCCCTCTCGATGTATGGCTCGACAAAACCAGCGACACAGTAGAGGAAAAGGAAAGCGAGCCCATGTACTGGGGCACTATCCTCGAGGACATTGTAGCCCAAGAGTTCGCAAAGCGCACAGGTTATAAAGTGCGCAATAACAATTTTACATTACAGAGTGAGCAGTACCCTTACTTGCTCGCCAATATTGATAGGGAAATCGTAGGCCAAGACGCTGGGCTTGAATGTAAGACAGCGAACGCATTCAAGGCTGAGGAATGGCAAGGCGATAGCGTTCCAGACGCCTACTATATCCAGTGCCAGCACTATATGGCTGTTACTGGTAAGGCGAGCTGGTGGATAGCTTGCCTCGTAGGTGGTAATACATTCTACTACAAAGAAATCAAGCGTAATGAGGAAATTATCCGAGCAATTATTGATACTGGCCGAGAGTTTTGGCACTTAGTAGAAACTAAGACCATGCCAGCGCCAGATGATAGCAAGGCTTGCTCTGAGGCACTCAAAAAACTCTATAAAAACAGTAACGGCAAAGCGATAGAGCTATCAGCTCAATATAACAATGTCATTGTTGATTATCTCGAGTTGAAAGAGCAGCTCACAGAGCTAGAAAGTAAAAAGCGAGGTATTGAAAACCTATTGAAAGACGCTCTAGGCGAAAACGAAAAAGGCTCATGTGGTGAGCATTATGTGAGCTGGAAATCGAGCAAGCCTCGAGAGACTTTTGATAGTAAAAAATTCAAGAGCGATTACCCAGAAATGTATACAAATTACATTAAGCAGGGTGAGCCAAGCCGCCGATTTGAGGTGAAATAAATGCACATTCACGATTTAAGAAAAATTATCGAGGCTGTTCCTTATGACTTTAAAGTTCAAATCAAAACCACAGCGGTAAGAGAAAACAAGCATAAAGCAGAGGCTCATAACATATATATCGACTTTGAAAATAAAGAATTAGTGATTGAGGAGAGTAAAAAATAATGGCAACAACGACAGGTATTGAACTAAAGAAAAACACTATCACAGCTGCAAAAGAGGCTAAAACATTAAAAGGCATGCTTGAAATGCCTGCTTATAAAAATAAATTCAATGAAATGCTCGGTAAAAAGGCCACTGGGTTCATTTCAAGCATTATCGCAGTAACAAACAATAATAAATACTTGGCAAAAGCCAACCCTGCGACAGTCATTGGTGCAGCAGCGCAGGCGGCAATGTTAGACCTGCCAATAAATCAGAGTTTAGGTTTTGCCTATATCGTACCTTATGGCAACGAGGCTCAGTTCCAACTCGGATATAAGGGTTATATCCAGTTGGCTCAACGCAGCGGCCAATATGTAGATATTGGGGCTAAAACAGTATATGAGGGCGAGCTCGAATACGAGAACCGCTTACTTGATAAGTTTAAATTCGGCGAGCGCACAGGCGATAAAGTAATTGGTTATCTCGCTTATTTCCGCTTAACTAATGGCTTTGAAAAAATGCTATTCATGGAACTTAATGAAATGATCGCACACGCCAAGAAATACAGTAAAAACTATAAAGGCGGCACCGATAAATGGGGCCTTACAGATTTCAATACTATGGCCGAGAAAACTGTACTCAAACGCCTGCTTTCAAAATATGGCCCTTTGAGCATTGAAAGCGTGCAGATGAGCCAAGCGCTTGCTAATGACGGCGGCGTTGTGAAAATGAACGAGAGCGGCGAGTTCGACGTCGATTTTGACGGCGAAACTATCGACGCAGAATATGAGGAACCTGCAGCAGAGGAACATGGCGGCGATACCTACAACGTAGCTGGCGAGATTATCGACGCTAACACAGGCGAGGTAGTCGGCCATGAATAACGATAAAATGCTCGCTCAATTCGGTGCTGACTGGGTGAAAGTACGAGATCATATTGCAGCATTAAAGCTGGCTGATATTCCTTATACGCCTACTTTCATGGTACGTGTCGAAAAGGAAACAGGCGTACAGGCTAACACCATAAAAAGCATTTTAGATTATGGCTTACAAATTGGCTTATACAGACATACAGGCGATAGAGATGTAATCACATTCGCACCTATCAAATAGAAAGGGGATATATGGCAGAGCCTAAACGATATTTTTGGTTAAAGCTGCATAAAGATTTCTTCCAACGTAAAGAAATTAAGCGATTGAGAAAAATCGCAGGCGGCGACACTTACACAATTATTTATTTAAAAATGCTCTTACGCTCAATTATGAGCGAGGGGAAACTCTACTTTGACGGCCTAGAAGAAAATTTTTGCTCTGAGCTGGCTCTTGATCTCGATGAAAGCGAGGAAAATGTACAAATTACTGTTACTTATCTCTTAAATAGTGGCTTGCTCGAAATGCGTTCCGAAGATGAATATTACTTGCCAGACACGAAAAATAGTACAGGGTGCGAAACCGCAGTCGCTGCAAGGGTTCGCAGGCATCGAGATAAGAAAAAAGCGTTACAATGTAACGCCGATGTAACGCAAGTGAAACATTTTTGTAACGGAGAGAAAGAGATAGAGAAAGAGTTATATAAAGAGATAGAACACAGAGAAAGAGATAGAGATATAACTATATCTACAACTAGAGAAAAAGAGAAAGAGGAAGAAACTCACTCTCTTTTCTTGAATATAGATATCTATGATCTCTGGGCTAAGTACTATGGACCTTTCTCGCCTTACATAAAAACCGCTCTTGATGACCTAGTGAGCGAATATGGCTTGCTAGAAACAAGCGAGGCTGTGAACATCGCTCATGAGCGTGGTAAATCGAGCATTAAATATGTAGAGGGGATATTGAAAAATCAAAGGTTAGAAAATGAAACAAATAAACGTAACGGCAGCAATCGAAAAGATGAGGCAGTCGATTGGCAAGCAGAACATGACAGGGTGCACGGCCAAAGCTGAGTATGAATTTATCAAGCCTATCTATGATAAGCCTGTCATTATCCAAAAAGATAAAAATCAGACTTATAGCGTGGCTGGTATTCCTAAGCGATACTATGGCATGAGTTTTGAATATTTAAAGCAGCACGGCACTTTCCCAAAGGAAAACACCGAGGCCTATCGCATAGTGAATGAATACAGGCAGAACCTAGAGGCGAATTTGAATACAGGCAAAGGCCTCATATTAAGAGGCCCAGCTGGAACAGGGAAAACCTCTCTCGGTGTGTGCTTATTAAAAGAGGCTCTGGCGATTGGCAAAGGGTGCTTAATGATCTCTATGCCAAACCTCTTGGATAACATGCTTACGTTATCCAAAGGCGATAGCGTGTCATTCATGAGCTACGAGCAAAAGCTGCGGAATATACCGCTTTTACTGCTCGATGATTTTGGGGCTGAATATTCAAAATCTGAATGGGTAGCTGCAAAGGTAGAGAGCATTATCATAGACCGCTATAACCGAATGCGGCCGATTATCCTCACCACTAACTATAGCGAGGGCTGGACTAAAGACCATTACAGCCAGCGTATATATGACAGGTTGAGAGGTGAATATCAAGAGGCCATTTTCATGGGTGCCTCTCACAGATAACAAAAATTCATTTAAACGCCCTATAAGGCGAGTTTAAAATTCTCACGATAGAATTATCGAGCGAATAGCGAGAGGGGGCAAAATAACGAAATTTAGTACATAAAATTAGAAAATAAATTAAAAGATATAGAGGTGAAATCGTGGAACTTGTAATTATGGGCCAACCAAGAACGAAAAAGAACAGCAGCAGGATAGCACTCGTCAACAATAAACGTGTACTCTTGCCGTCAAAAGCATATAAAGCGTATGAGCGAGTTGCTCTCATACAGCTGGCTCGAGTGCAGGCTGTTCATGGGCCAATATCGGTTATGTGCCGCTATTTTTTACAAAATCGAGCACATTGGCCGGATTTGGTTGGCCTATTGCAGGCCACCTCTGACATATTGCAAGCGGCTGGCGTGATTGATGATGATAAATACATCGTCAATTATGACGGCTCAATGATCGCTGGACTCGATAAAGATAACCCAAGAGTCGAGATTATAATACATCAAATCAACGAGAACAGCGTATTATGCGAGGAATATGAAAGGGCGAAAGCTCGAAAGTGCGACACCACGAAACGAGCAAAAAGCCCAAGAGGTGCCACGGCAGGGGCTAAGGCTAAACCTAAAGCCCCTACCTCAATATCATACAAGGAATACAGAAAACTCATTAAGAAAGGACATCACACACCATGAATGAGAATGAAAAAGAGTACAGATTACAGCTAATAGGCACTATCGGCCTTGATATTTGGCTTAATGCAAAAAGCGAGGCTCACGCCGAGGAGCTGAAAGAGCAAGTGCTAAAAACTATCAATGATCAGATTACGATTGACTGCGGCAAGGTAGACGGCACGCTCGATGTATACGTTGACTGTATCGACCTTGAAATCGAAAAATTAGTAATTCAAGACTAGCGAGGTGCTTATGAATAGAAACATCAAAGCCACATATGACGGCAAGCACTTTCAACTCACAGCAGAGGAATGTAACACAGTAGAGCTTTTATCCTTTGCCTGCGATGTGGTAGAGCAAGCGCTGCATATTGTAGCTGGTAACGATACAGAGCTATTCGATGAGGCAAAAGAGGCTATCATCGAGGAAATTCAAGGAATTAACGAGGTACATCATGAGCGAATATTGCAATAACAGACTGAGCGAGCGCTTTAAAAATAAAATACCGCAATTCTTGGCACGCCTAAGCATATGGAATGAGGACACTATGGACGATTGCGCTGCAACGCCTAGAGCCTATCATAAGGCACTCAAACAACAGCAAAAGAAACACGCCGTATGCGTAATATGCGGCAAGGTATTTGAGAAAGGTAAATATCAGAAAACACGCACCACATGCAGTAGATCGTGCGGCTGTAAATTATGGACTTTTACCTACCGCAGCCAGTTAGATTTGAGCCAAATCGCTCTAAAAAAGTACCGCTGGGCGTAGCTATGGAAATTCCAGAGGGGTATGTGCTGCTACTCATTCCACGCAGCAGCACATGGAAAACGCCGCTCAGAATGCCGAATAGTATAGGCGTAATTGATAGCGACTACAGAGGCGAGGTGTGTGCGTTACTACGAAATACAAGTGATTTCACAATAACGGCAGATGTAGGCGAGCGATTAGTGCAGGGCGTGATTGTGCCTGTGCCTAGCGTTCAAATTCAAGAGGTAGAGGAATTGAGCAAAACCAGCCGAGGGGCTGGCGGTTTTGGGAGTACTGGGAAATGAAAATACTAGATGCTTGCTGCGGCTCTCGCATGTTTTGGTTTAATAAAGAGCATGAAAACGCTTTATATATGGATAATCGAACTTTAGATACTACGTTATGCGACGGCAGAAAGTTAGTAGTAAACCCAGATATAATGGCAGATTTTAAAAACATTCCTTTTGATGATGAAACATTTTATTTAGTTATCTTTGATCCGCCACATTTAAAAAATGCAGGTGATACATCATATTTAAAAGCTAAATATGGAACACTAGGGCCTAACTGGAAAGATGATATTAAACAAGGACTTTCAGAGTGCTGGCGAGTGCTCAAAGAAAACGGAACGCTTATTTTTAAATGGAATGAGGAGCAAGTACTATTTTCAGACGTAAAAGGGTTATTACCGAGTAAGCCGATAATTGGCCAACGCAGGGGGAAGACAATTTGGTTAGTGTTTTTTAAAGGTGGGTGTAAAAATGAAAAACTATAATTTTGCAAGTCATAGCGGCTTTAAGAAATACGAAAACAGAGGCGGTAGAGACGGCGAACAATGGATATTTGAGTTCGATAATAAATACGGCGCCTCGGTTATTAAGTGTGATTATTGTTTCGGTGGCAAAGAGGGGCTATTTGAGCTTGCTGTGCTATATGATAATGATCTCTGTTATAGTACACCGATTACAGATGATGTGCTCGGCTACTTAACCGAAGATGATGTGAGCAACTTGCTCGATAGAATTGAGCAATTAGAGGGGTAAGTATTATGTCAAAATCACCATGTAAGAACTGCACAGAGCGCTATGTAGGCTGTTATAGTAAATGTAAGCCGTATACAGAATACACTCAAATATTAGTGGCCTATCGTGAGGCTAAAGAATATAAAGGCGATGTGATTGGATATGTAAAAGATAGCAATAACCGCATTCGCCGCAGAACAAATAGGCCTGTTCGTGTGTGGCAGTAGAGGGAAATCTATGAAACTGATATACGCAGGCAATTGGTTCGCTCTAGGCGCCTGCATATATGGCAAAAAGAGCCCAGATGAGGCGTTAAAAGTATTAGGTTTACAGATTAAGCCTAGAAAGAAAAACCGCTATAACGTAGATATTGAAATTCTAATCAATCTGAGGCGTGAGGGTTTAACAATAAGACAAATCGCAGCGGCCTGTGATATGTCATTTACAGTAGTTAGAAAACGCCTATTAAATGCAGGTGTTGAATTAACAAGATTAAATAACAAGGAGAAAACACAATGAATAAAACAATTTTAACAGCAGCAATTTTCGCAACAGTAGCAGGCAACGCATTCGCAGCAGGCAGTATCGCAGTAGGTCAAGTAGAGCCAAACACGTTGGCGCCTGTGGCTAATGGTTATAATTCCATTGTAGCTGGTGCTAATTCCAGCGCTAATGGTTCCAATGTGGTGGTATTCGGCAGAGATAATACTGTGAATGCAGATGATACTACTGTAATCGGTGGCGGTAATGGTACTGTAGCAGCTGGAGAAACTACAGTTATCGGATATAACAATTATGTAGGTGCTCATAAAGAGCAAGTTATGATCGGTGCTAATTCTGTAGTAGACAATCAAGGCGCCATTGCTATTGGTACACATACCATGACGAGAGGTATGGACGCAGTAACAATCGGCAATAATGCAAGCGCACCAGTACAAAATAGCGTAGCCATTGGCACAAATAGCCAAACATATGAGCCTGTAGGTTTTGGACAAATGGAGATAAACGGCGTTACTCACGTTTTCGCAGGTGAGGCGCCTAATTCCTCTGTATCTTTTGGTAGCAAGAAAAGCGAAACATACAGCCATTTAGACAACTACTCTCGCCAGTTGCAAAATGTGGCAGCTGGCAGAATTGAGGCTGATAGCCTCGACGCTGTAAATGGCAGCCAATTATTCGCTGCTATTGATGAGATTAACAGCAACGGCCTAGCCATTAACAAAAACGCTCAAAATATCGTAGGCAATACAAAAGCTATTGCTAATAATTCCAAAAATATTGCAGGTAATACAGCAGCGATCACTAAAAATAGTAACGCTATTACTAACATGGGCGCAGTAGTCAATAATCAAGGCAAAGCATTAGCTAACCATGAGGGCCGTATCGTGGCGCTTGAAAGCGATAATAAAGCACTTAAAAACGATGTACAAAATACTCAAAAACAAGTGAACATTAATACTAAAGATATTGCAGATTTGAAAGGCAGTAATGCAGCACTCGAGCAAAACTTTAACAATAAAATTTCCAATGTTATGGACGAGGTAGCGAAAACAGGTGCAGCTAATGCAGCACTCAGCGCTTTGCACTATGTAGGTTATAACGCAGATGATAAATTGAGCTTTGCTGCAGGCTACGGCCATTATAAAAACGCTAATGCAGCAGCTCTCGGCGCATTCTACGCACCTAATGAACATGTATTGTTTAGCGTAGCAGGCACATTCGGCGCCGCTAAAATGGTAAACGCTGGCGTATCTTTCAGACTAGGTAAAGGCAGCGAATACGAAACTAACCACAAAGGCAAAATTGCACAGCTCGAAGCACTTGTAAATCAATTAGTCAAAGAGGTTGAGGACTTGAAAGCAGGTAAATAATATGAAAGCTCTTTTTAAATCTGTATTTGTAGTATCTATCTTTATCATGAAAATCGAGAGCCTTGCGCTCTCGATTGCCTTAGTACTTTGGTTAGTTGGGTTGTTTGGCGTAACTGGCGGCGATGTATTGAGGGTGCTATTCGCATTCCTTGGTACGTTTACAGTATCTTTGGCGTCATTCGTGATCGCAGATATGAGAAAGTAGGCGCTTATGAATAGATTTGAAAACAGAATAGAATTAGAAAAATTACAAGCAGCTCTAACTATTGTGATTGATAACGATATAATCATTCCTTATATCGAGCAAAGAGAGGCCTTTTTATCAAAAACAATGATATATTGGTATGTTTGGCGTTATAAAAATTGTTATGTAAATTTTGATTTAAACAGCATTGTAGATGCCGAAATTTTGAAACAAAACACTTTGCATGTATACGTTGAGGATGTGAGGGCATATGTAAAAGCTGAGTTTTGCAAAATGCTCAATAAAGAGGATAACAAATGATAAACACAGAGGAGCTTTTTAAACATGGCTTTGATGAGTTCGAGGTGCAGTTTTACCCAAAGGGAACATATCTCACGTTAAAATGCAAAGATCATATGACAAATAGCGATTTACAAGTCGCACTCATGCACGCTCGAAAGATTGCGAAGAATAAAAGCTATAGAACATTCATAAAAATTAAAGATAGCATAGGCTATAAGGTGCTAGAGGTTCAAGATATTATAGAAATCACAATAAATGAAACTCGCATACACCACACCGAAAACAGCTATATAAGAGGGCAAGTATTAAAGATATTATCGAAATGAGGGGATAGTATGAACGATAAAGAGGGCCGTAAATGGCTATTGCAAAAACTATATGACAATGGCATTAAATACATAGCATACTCGCCGTTTTATGGTGGATATGTAGGCGTAAAAGAAATGCCTATAATTAGCGGTAAAGGCGAGGTAGTTAACGATATAAAAACAGTTATCACTTTGCATGGACTTTTACCAGATTTCAATGAGCCGAATTATCTCGATATTGGCAGGTATCTCGGTATTGTAGACTGGAGCAAGGTGGCTGTAGATACACCTATCAAAGTGCAAAGAGGTAATGGTGTAGTTGTAAACAGACATTTTGCAACCTATGATAATTGCAACGTGTACTATTATCAAGACGGCCGCACGAGCTGGAGTAATGTCGGCACAAAAAGCGTGCCAGCTAAAAGAGCAATATTAGAGGGTGGCAACAATGAAAACTGATACTTATATCGTTACTCTTGAGAGTGGCTGCTATGAATGGACACGAGAGAACGAAATACACAGCTACAAAGCAGCAAAAGAGGCAGGCATAAGAGAGGCTCAAAGGTGCGGTAAGGATATATTTTATCTGGTACGGTGCTCTCAATGGTGGCCTTATACTGGCGGAATTGCTAGGGAAATAGTCGAAGATTTAGAGATAGATTTTAGAAACGATATAAACGATTATGACACACTCAAAAACGTGCCAGAGAGCGAAATTAAAGAGCTAGAGCTGGGTATAAACAAACTCTTTAGACAATGGCTTATAAGAAATAACCGCATACCGAACGGCGTGTATTTTGAAGATGAAATCATTTATAAAGTAGTCAATGGAAAGGCGGTTAGAATTGGAAAAGAAATATAACAATGATCGCTCACATTTAACAGAGTATATAGATTACGAACGAATACGGAACGTAGAAAAAGCTCGATTAATGGCACATGCAGCTGTAGAGGAGAAATTCAACAAGAGGCTTAATCTTATAACGCTAGTTACATTTATAAGTGCTATCGTGTTTAGTGTGTTGATTACACTCGGTATGCTGCTATTGTTAGCTGCTGGCGTTCATTATATATGGGGGTGATTGAATGGAATGTAAGGGGCGTACTTTTACCGAGTCAGAGGTAGAGACTATAGTTAAGATTGCAGCAGAAACAGCAGCACAAACAGCATTAACCGAATTTAATCGCAGAAACGAGGATATGCTCGCAAAGAAAAACGAAAGAGCCTATAAGAATACTACAACGCTACTCGAGGGCTATACGGCTATGAAAGCACATTGTAAGAGTGCTATTGCAAAGGCAGAGGATACCTTGACACCTAGCGACTTACAGACAGTTTTATACGAGGTTTTTAACCGCAGGGGCTTGTTGCAGATTGAAACCATTCTCGCAAGTAAACGGCGTACAGAGCTAATCATCGAGCACATTGATAAAATGCTCGAGGTATACCGAACTAACTGCATTAACAATGATAAACACTATTGCGAGTGCGTTATTGATAGATATATCAATGACTTAACAATCGCAGAGATAGCAGAAAAGCATAACACAGTCGAGCGAAATGTCTATAGGTGGCTAGAAAAAGGAATAGATGATTTAAGTATCTATTTATTTGGTGCATATGCACTTTAAAATGTCAAAAAGCTGTCATATTCAGTACTATTAGAGTGTGGTATTATGATAGTGGTAAAAGGTGCTTGAACTATTAAGTTTACGTTTCATTTTATCCTCCTTTCTTATAGACATACTGACATCGCAAAAACACCTCGGCAGAGATTGAGACACTCTGCTCGAGGTGTTTTTGTATTTACACATAAAAAGAGGTGGGCTCGTGGCGACTAAGGCGCAACCAAAAAGAAAAAGTAATGCAGGCCGCAAAGGCCTATATAAAGAATGGCTAGAGGCTGACAATCTTATTTTGTTAGAGGGTTGGGCTAGAGACGGCCTCACCGATGAGCAGATAGCGCATAATATTGGCATTACAACTACAACCTTATATGACTGGAAAAAGAAATACCCTCAATTTACTGAGGCCATAAAAAGTGGTAAAGAGGTAGTCGATAGAATTGTAGAGAATGCACTGCTTAAAAGTGCTATGGGTTATAAGTTCGATGAGGTAGTTCAAGAGCGTATCTTTAACCCAGAAACAGGCGAAAGCGAGATAATAGAGGTTAAGCGTACTACTAAAGATGTGGCGCCTAACTCTACCTCATTAATATTCTGGCTTAAAAACAGGCAGCCTGCTAAGTGGCGAGATACTAAGAATATCGACGCAGCCGTCGAGGTGAAAAACCCATTCGAGGGGATAGATACGGCTGATATTAAAAAGCTCATTGGCGAGGAATAAGCTCAATCTGTATACAGTCATGAAAAGGGGGTGAGGGTGTGCAGGTTCAGAGTAATAAAGAGAAAATCATACAACTAGCTAAAAGGGAGCTCGCTCGGCGTGAGTTTTTTTATTATTGCAATCAAAAGGCAGGCGACTTTTACAAGAAAAGCCGTAAGTACTTAGTTGATTTATGCAACACGCTAGAGGAATTTATCAAAGATGATGATTACAATGTGCTTATTATGAACCTGCCCCCATAGCCTCGGCATGGTAAGAGCCGTACTGCGCAGCTGTTTGTACAATGGTTATTCGGTAATAACCCAGCGGCCAAAGTAATGACAGGCTCATATAATGAAACGCTGTCGAAAATGTTTAGTAAATCAGTTAGAAATGCCATTCAAGAGAGTAAGGCCGATGAGGATATAACTGTATTTAGCGATATATTTCCTACTGTAAGCGTTGCGGTAGGCGACGCACAGGCTCATTTATGGAGCTTAGAGGGATATACTAACTCATATCTTGCAACCTCGCCGACTGGTACGGCTACAGGCTTTGGCTGTTCGCTGATGATCATTGACGATATTATCAAGAACAGCGAGGAGGCCTACAACGCCAGCGTGAAAGAAAAGCATTGGGAATGGTTTACTAATACCATGCTTTCACGGCTCGAAGAGGGCGGCAAGATTATTATTATCATGACACGCTGGGCGAGCGACGACTTAGCAGGGCGAGCTATTGAGCATTTCAAAGATGATACGTTATTCAAGGCGAAAGTAATAACCATGAAAGCCTTGCAAGATGACGGCTCTATGCTTTGCGAAGAGGTGCTATCTAAAGCCTCTTATCTGTCTAAGGTTCGAGCTATGGGCGAGGATACTGCCAGCGCCAACTATCAACAAATACCGATAGACCTTAAAGGGTGCTTATACAGTCAAATACTTACATATGACACGTTGCCGAAAGACGATAAAGGTAACGTGTTATTTTCTTGCATTAAAAACTATACAGATACCGCAGATACTGGCAGCGACTACTTAGCTAGTATCACATACGGCGTATATGACAATGAGGCCTATGTGCTTGATGTGGTATACACCAAAGACGCTATGGAAACCACAGAGCCAGCGGTAGCCGACATGCTACATAGAAACGGCGTAAATGTGGCTGATATAGAAAGCAATAACGGCGGCCGAGGGTTTAGCCGTAATGTGCAGAACATACTCAAACAGAAATACAACTCGAATAAATGCACTATTAACGCATTTCACCAAAGCGGCAATAAGATAGCTCGCATTCAATCAAATGCTACATGGGTTATGAACCATGTATATATGCCTAAGAATTGGCGTGATAGGTGGCCTCAATTCGCTGCCGATGTAACAAAGTACCAGCGAGAGGGTAAGAATGCACACGATGACGCACCAGACGCACTCACAGGCATAGCAGAGAAAATCAATGCGCCGCAGGTTCGCAGCGGTAGAATTAACATCAATTAGAAAGAGGTAACATGGCAATAACATATAACAACCCTCGAGCGGAAGAATACGAGCTACTGCATGACGCATACTATGGTAGCGGCATGTTCGCAAGTGGCGCAGCAGTAACAGCACACACTCGAGAAAGTACTCAATCAATCGATTTTAGACGCAAAATAGCATACTATCTCAACTATACAGGGCCTATACTCAATGCGAGCGTAGACCCTATTTTTAAAGATGAAATCAAGCGAGAATATAGTAACTCTGTATTATTCGATGAGTTTATCAATGATGTAGATAGACAGGGAACTACACTACAGGAATTTATAGAGCAGAACGCTATAGCAGCCAAGCTCTACGGCGTTATGTATATTGTAGTTGATAACGTGAGCGAGTTCGGCAGCTCTTTGGCTGAAACATTAGCCAATAGATCTATGCCGTACTTAACAGCGGTTGAGCCTAAGAATGTAGTAAATTATGAGTTCGACGATAACGGCAAGCTCAAACTGTTTACTTATGCCAGCTACTTAAAAAACGCCGACGGCACAATTAAGGCGCACTATCACACATGGACGCCTACAGAATGGAAAATCACCGATAGCGACAATAAAGTAGTAGGAAAAGGCGAGCATAACATCGGCCGCATTCCTATTGTTCAATGGTTCGGTAGAGCTGCACGCAAGCGTGATATTCTTCCACCGCCAGAGTATTTGAGTATCGCAAAAACAAATGCTCATGTATATAACCTATGCTCACTACTCTCTCAAATTCTATACAATCAAACATTCAGTATCTTAACTATGCCAGTCGATAATAACGGCTTACAAGATGTAACCATTGGTACTGATAACCTGCTCGCATATCCAGCAGAGGCAGGCAAGGCACCGAGCTTTATTGCTCCAGATAAAGGGCCAGCAGAGGTGCTCATGGCTCAAATCGATAAGCTCATCAACGAAATGTATCGAATGAGTGGTATTGATAGCGTTATCGGCGTACAGCAAGCAAAGAGTGGCGTGGCTAAACAATGGGATTTTGAGCGTACTAATCAAAATCTCGCAGCCTTTGCAGTACGTTGCGAAAATGCAGAATATGACATTATCGAGCTCTATAAGCTATGGAGCGGCGACAATATCGAGTATACTTGCGACTATCCTCGTGATTTCAAGGTGAATGATGTAACAGAAAGCCTTACACAGGCACAGCAAGCGAAAGACCTAGATTTTAAATCTGATACTTTCGACAGCGAAATCTTAAAGAAAGTAATTGACGCTTACATGCCTAACCTTGAAAAGGAAACTAAAGATATGATCGTTAAAGAGGCGCAGGCAGCAGCCGATGAACTGGCGCAGGACAAAGCCTATAGCGATGAGGGCGTAGACGATGAAACAGACGAGCCAAACGCTTGATAATATCCTCGAGCAATTCGAGAAAATGGTACATGAATTAGTATCGCTTGGATATTCAGCCGATAAGGCCGTTCAAATCGCTTATAAGACTTATCCCATTATGGAAATGCTAGAGGCACCTCTTACGGCTGATATGGTGGAAAATTTCAATAAAGCCTATCATAGTGTACTTACGCCGCTCTCGGTGGCAGGGCATAGGCCTTTTAATTACACTACGCAATCAATTAGTGAGGCTATGCAAGCAGCTTGGGCGAGCGACGGCTTAAAGCTGTCAAAACGCTTACATCGAAACGCTCATAAAGTACAGCGTGAGACGGCTGAGGTTATAAAGCAATCTCTGAAACGTGGTAAAAGCATTCGTGAGATAGCTCGCTCTATATTCGAGGGCTATGGCAAGGGTGGTATTATCGCTACTGATAAACTTCCTAAGCATATAGAACGTATACGAGCATTAAAGGCGCCTCAATCATTGAATGATGAGGAACTTGCTCACTTTAAGCGTGTAATTAGGCGCACAGAGCGGCAAGTAAGGCAGAACACAACGCCAAGCCTACGAGCTGCCTATTCTGAACTCATTCAAGCGGTTGACGAGGGCAACGCTATAGACCTTTCGAGAGCTGTTACTGTAGCGGTGCAAGAGAAAGCACGATACAACGCCGAGCGAATAGCTCGCACAGAAATGGCTAGAGCATACGCCGACGGCCAAATGCTACGCTATAAAGATGATGATGACGTAGTCGCACTCAAATGGGTGTTATCAAGTAGACATCCTCGGTATGATATATGCGACTTTTACGCCAACGCCGATTTATATGGCTTAGGTAAGGGCGTATATCCTAAAGACAAATTTCCTACGCTGCCAGCTCATCCGCATTGTATGTGTAGAATATCGCCTGTATTTGATTTTGAGGTAGATATTACCAAAGCAAAAGACAATACAGACGAGGGCGGCAAGCAATATATAGAGTCTATTTCTCGTGATCATAGAGAGAAATTACTCGGCATAAGCGGCAGTAAAGAGGTTAAAAGCGGCAAAGCTAACTGGAAAGACTACGCAAGGGGCTGGAATGGCGAAACATTCGAGCCTAGAACACCAAAAGAAAATACATAATTTAGACCTACAGGCCTGCGCAAGTGAATGCGTAGGCCTTTTATATTGCTATTGATTAGGGGAGCCGAAAGATAGCGAAATTCATGACGAAAGGGAGAAAGACTCATGACTTTAGCAGAATTGTACACAAAACTTGAAAATCTCGAGGGTGGCAAGGAACTCATCGAGGGCTTTAAAAGCGAAATCTCTCGTATTAACGAGGGCGCCAAAGCTGACCGCCTCAAATTCGAGAAACAGATTACCGAATTAACATCAGCTCGAGATGAGTTAAAGGGTAAGGTTGACGAATACGAGGCTCACAAAGGCGAAAAAAGCCCAGAAATCTTGGCTCTTGAAAAACAAATCAAAGGCCTAACAGATAAGTATGAGCAATCTGAGAAAGCTCGCCAAGCAGAGATTGAAAAGCGTACCAATTCCGAAATCAGCGCGCAAACGATTGCAGCGCTAACAAAAGCTAATTGTACAGACGCCGAAACATTCAGCAAGCTCATTACTGGACAGATTACAGTACAGCAAGACGGCACTTATGGCTGGGCTAAAGAGGACGGCACAATCGGCACTATCGAGGAATGTGCTACAGCATTTCTTGCTGATAAGCCTTACGCAGTTAAAACTACGCAAAATGGCGGCAGCGGTGCAGGTGCAGGCAATGCGAATGACGGCAATAGTCAATTAGCAGAAATGTTCAAAATCGCAGGTGTGAAACCACCTAGCGAGGGCTAATTATTTGATTATGAAAAGAGGTATTAATCAATGGCAATTAACACTTTAACAATGGCTCAAAATTTCCAAACAGTACTAGACCAACAAATGCTCGTGGGTGCTACATCTGGCTTTATGGAAGTAAACGCAGGCGAAGTAAAATACAACGGCGGCGATACTGTTAAAATTCCTACTTTATCCGTTGACGGCTTGGCGAACTATGATCGTGATAACGGCTACAACAAAGGCGCCGTATCTTTGACTTACGAAGATTTCAAACTCACTCAAGACCGTGGCCGTAAATTCAATCTTGACGCTATGGAAGTAGATGAAAGCAATTTTTTGGCAACAGGTACAAATGTTATGTCTACATTCCAAGTAGAGCAAGTTATCCCAGAGGTTGACGCTTACCGCTACTCTAAAATTGCTGCTTACGCTAAACAAGGCAACCGCAAAACAGACGCTTTCACACCAAGCGCAGCTAACATCATCGACCAATTAAACAAAGAAATCGTGGAAATCGAGGACTTAGTAGGTGAAACAGGCGACTTAGTAATCGTTATGAGCACTCGAGTTCAATCTGTATTGAATAGTGCAGCAGGCGCTAAAGGTATGCTCGATGTAGCTGATTTTGAACACGGCGCATATAATACTCGTGTTCGCACTTATAACGGCATCCCTATTATTGCTGTACCTAGTGCTCGCATGAAATCTCAATACACATTCAATGACGGCAAAACAGCAGGCCAAGAAAAAGGCGGCTTTAAAGCTGACACAGCAGCGAAAGCTATCAACTGGATCATTATGTCTCGCCGTGCAGCTATTGCAGTATCTAAAACAGATACAATGCGCATTTTCGACCCAACAATCAACCAACAAGCGAACGCTTGGGGCATTGACTATCGTAAATTCCATGATGTATGGGTTCCAAAAAATCGCTTGGCTACTGTATGGGCTAACTTTGGCGCTTAATTAGGGGGTAAAGCATGGGGAAATATAGACTTATCCGACTGAATGAGGTTCGCTATACAGATGATGAGTATACTCTCGAGCTATGGCTTGATGAGGGCTTTGTGTTAGAGCCTGCAATCGACGATAGCGAGGCGGCTGCAAAACCTAAGAAAAAGGCGACTAAAGCAGCCGAAGAATAACCATGAACGCAAGAGAGGTATTTGAAAAGCGGTTGCGGCAAGCAATAAAAGCCAGCGCTCGAGAGGTACAGGAAGAGGCGCAACGTACTCACCGATTTACCTCTCGAACAGGCCAACTTGAAAGAGCTATAGATGTGCGCATGATTGGCGATAAGACAGCAGAGGTATATATCGACAATAACGCAGCACCTTATGGGCCTTTCGTGCATGAGGGAACACGAGCACATGAGATATTTCCAAAAGGGAAACAAGTGCTTCGCTGGGTTCCAAATGGTGGTAATGGCTTTGTATTCGCTAAACGTGTATTTCATAGAGGCACTAAGCCAGACCAATTTTTATATGAGGCTCTAGATAATAGCCGTGAGGCTGTTCATGATATATTCTCAAAAGCTGTCAATGTATCGCTTGGCGAGATTGCTCGAAATGTAGAGCTAGGAACCAAGCGGACAGAGTTGCACATTAAACTGTAAGGGGTTATATAAATGTTATACGAATTTCAAAACATGGTATTCAATGATGAGCTACTAGGCCCCAACGTGCTAGAAACCACTTTAAAGAAAGCGGAAAGTTGGCTGTATGTATTAGCCAAAAAGTTAGGCGTGCAAGAGGGCGATGTTATCCGCTCTTTTATTGCAGATGAATTGGTTACATTGTACTGTTACCGAGAGACCTGCATGAATAAATCCGCCTCTCTAATTGGCCAATATAGCCGTAATGGTTCCGATGATGATTATTACTCTAAGAAACTAAAGTATATCAACGATAGAATAGCGGCATTAGAGGCTCAAATCACAGCGGAACAGCTCACAGGGCAGCCTACTAAGTATGCAGGGTATAGAAATATACCTTTATATCGAGGTGGCTAATATGTGGCTCGAATTATTGAATAAAATTAAATACGCATTAGAAAAAGCCGAGTTTAATGGACAGATTAAGCTCGGCTTTTTAGCACCTCAAACGGCTGGAGTAGACTCACTCGGAATGGTAATGCTAGGACGAGGTGAGGCAACGCCTGCCGATGAAAACGTGCACAATATGCTCAAACAAGAGTTTTATATTGAATGCTGGACTAAATCAGATAGTCATGAGTTCGATATAGCTTATGAGCAGATTGCCGCATTAGAGAGCCAAGTCGAGAAAGTAATTATTGCTTTTCGAGAGGCTTGCGGCGCACTTAACGAGGAATTTTGCGTATTACAAGAAAGCGGCTATCAGATTATAGATATTCGCTGCACAAATAAAACAGACGATCACGACAGCATGAGGCCTTTTATTGGTACTCAATACCGATTTGAGGCTAAAATGTACGATTTAAAAGAAAATCTAAATACTAAAGGGGGTATTTATTAATGGCAGAAACATTATACAAACCAGCGGCGGTAGATATGCCTACAGCAGGCAAGAACTACCTATTATATTTGAACGTTGGCACAAACGAAAAAGCAGGCGCTAAATGGTTGCTCTTAGGTGGACAACGCTCTGGCGACTTATCTCGTAAAGCCGACTCTATCGACGCAAGCCATAAAGGCTCTGGTGGTTGGAAATCTACTATTGCAGGCCTTAAAGAGTGGAGCTTTGCGATTGAAACATTACTCATGCCTAAAGAGGAAAGCCTGAAACTCTTAGAAAAAGCATTCTTGGACGGCGACAACGTACATATTAAATTCGAGTATCCAGATAAAACATTCTTCACTGGTATTGCCAGCGTTACAGAGCTTTCTATCCAAACACCACATGACGGCGTAGCGACTTATAAAGGCTCTTTAAATGGCGTAGGCCCATTATCTGAGTTACAACCTGCGCCAGCAGTTGTAGGCGGCTAATAGGTAGCCTTATACTTATACTATCCTTAAATTAGCGCTAAAATAGGGAGTTTTTGAATTATGAAAAAAGTAGAATGTAATTTCTTTAAAAATGGCGAATATTTAATGTTCAATATGCAGCGCCTCATGGAGTTTGAGGCTGCTGTAGGGCAACCGATTGGGGAGCTCTTACAAATGAGCATTTGGCCTATTAATAGCATTATCACAGGCTATGCTATCGGCATGAAACAGCATAAACGAAACGCTCAACAATATTACGAGCTATTCGATGAGCTTTTATCCGATGAAACAAAAGACATGAGCCTATTATCATTACAAGCGCCACTCATGCAAGCGATCATTGCAAGTGGTGCTTTGGGTTCCAAAATGTACTATCAAATGTACCCAAACGAGCTCACGCCAGATGATAAGGTAGCTATCGAAAACGAGGCCGAACAAGCAAAAAACTAGAGGGGGGCCAAGTTGCCCCCTCTTTTTCTTTATGGTGTAGAAATGCCGAAGAAATAGCGTACAGCGTGTTAGAGCTGAAACCATGGGAATTTATGCGACTGCAACCTATGGAGTATAGAAAGCTAGTTAGAGGCTATGAACGTAGGCAAAAGCTACAGGACACAAATCGAGCTTTCTGGGTGGCTAACATCATGAACACGCAGCTAGCAGAGGCAATCGAACCGAAGAAATTTATTGATATTCTATATCCGCCGACAGCAGCCGACAAACGGCGAGCCGAGGCTGATTTTATCCGTGAATTTAGAGAGGCAGGGGGTGAGATATAGATAAATGGCAGATAGCAATATTAATGTAAAAATAAGCGCCGATAGCTCGCAAGCTACAGCGGCGATAAATAAAGTTGCTAATACGTTAAGCTCTGAATTGCCGAAAGGTGTTCAAGAGGCGAGTAATAAGGTAGCCAAAGAGGCTGCCAGTATTAGGGCTGAAATAAAGTCTATTGTTGCCCAGATGAATAAGGGGCTGCAATTCGCTGGCGCTGTTACTGGCATAGGCCTAGCGGCGAATGCTGTAAAGGATGTAGCTGTAGCAGCTGCACAGACAGCCGACCAATTAACGAGCATACGCTCACGTATCAACTTGATTAATGACGGCTCACAAACTACGGCCGAGATCATGGATAAAATATATGGCGCAGCCAATCGCTCGAGAGGCAGCTATATAGACATGGCCGACAGCGTGGCAAAGCTGAATATGCTTGCAAAAGACGCTTTCAGCTCAAACGATGAGGCTATATACTTTGTTGAGCAATTAAACAAGCAATTTAAAATATCTGGTGCAGGCATTCAAGAGGCGAGTGCTGCGATGTACCAATTAACCCAAGCTATGGCTAGTGGTAAATTGCAAGGCGACGAATTCCGCTCAATCATGGAAAATGCGCCGCTACTAGCTCAATCAATCGCCAAAGAAATGGGCATGAGTGTAGGCCAGTTAAAAGAAATGAGCTCGCAAGGGCTTATTACTGCCGACATAATCAAGAGTGCCTTATTTAATGCAGCAGAGGAAACAGACGCACGATTTGGCGAAATTCCTATGACTTTTGCAGAGGTAGGGCAATCTGTACAAAATCAACTAATACAAGCTTTTCAGCCTGTACTTGAACAGCTTTCTACGCTACCGCAAAGCGGCGAGTTCCAAGCGTTCATTGAGGGCGTAGGCATAGCGATTAGAGGCCTAGCAGTAGCTGCACAGGGCTCTATAGGCTTAATTAGTGCAGCTTTTGCAGGGCTTAGAATAGCAATATCCACTATCTCACAGACAGTTCGCAGCTTTGGCTCATTGTTTATCAGTACTATGCCGAAGATTTCGGCGGCTGTGCTAGCTGTAGTGGTAGCCTTTGCGTCCTATAGGGCAGCTATTGCTCTATGTAGTGCTCAAACGGCTGCATTAACTGTTAAGGTAGTAGCGTATCGAGTGGCAGAATTAGCCTCGGCAGCAGCTACAAAGATACACGCTGCGGCTATGGTAGTATTAAGAGCTGCTATGGCAGGCACGGCGACAGTATCGGCAGCATTAACTGCTTTAATGGTAGGGCTTAGAGGCGCATATATTGCGGTGCGTAGTGGTGCACTAGCTGCAGCAGTTGCTCAACGTATTTTAAACGCAGTAATGAAAGCTAACCCAGTAGGCTTGCTCGTATCGGTAGTATTAACGCTGGTTACAGTATTCGCTACGGCAGCAGCGGCCTCTAATGGCTTTGGGGCTACACTAAGCTCTGTATTCTCTACTATCGTACATACGGCTGTATGGGGCGTGAATAAGATTATCGACGCATTGAACTGGCTCATCGCTAAACTCAACAGCGTTGGGGATAAGGTAGCCAAATTCTTTGGCGGTACATTCACAGCTATAGCACAAGTCGATACTATCAGCGCAGATACAGCGCAGGACATTGTAAATACTGCTGGAGATATGGCCTCTCAAATTGCGAGCGGCTTATCTGGTGGCGGTGGCAGTGATCTCGATGTAGGCGGCGGCGGTGGTTCAGACGTCGGCGGTGGTAGTGGTAAAGGCGGCAAAGGTGGCGGCGGTAAGGGTAGCGCTGGCAAAGACCTCGAGAAAGAGGCTAAGCAAGTGCATGAAAAAATATTGCAGTCCTACCTTGAAATGCTCGGCAATAAGCAAGAGTTACTCGAATTAGAGTATAAAAAGGAACTTGATGAGCTCGATAAATCAAAAGCAGCCAATGCTAACTACCAGCAAGACCTTGAACTATTAAACGCTGTATATTCCGAGAAACGCATTAAAGCCAAACAGGAAGAAATGGCGAAAATGCGAGAAATCGAGAATAATGTTCGAGATATGCGAAAAGATCTCGAATTAAGCCTAGCGGTTAAAGATAGCACAGGGCAAGCCTCGCCTATGGTGCAATTCACAAAAGAATACACAGACGCAATAGACGCAATCAGCGATAAATGGGATAAATACAGCGATGATTTTGTACAAATGGACAAAATGCAGCAACAGCATTTCATTGATACGCTGAAAGAGCGAGGCATTCTGTTTGAAATGACAGAGGACGGCCGAGTTAGCTTTGAAAAGCAAAAGACTGAGGAGTTGCTCGCAGTTCATCGTGATTACAATGATAAATACCTAGAGTTACAGCGCACAATGGCCGAGGAAAAATGGAATATTGACGAGGCTATGCGTACACAGAACTTTGAGGCGTTACAATCAGCTCTCAATGATGAATATGTAGCGACACAGCAGAACTATGATTTAAGAAAAAATCTTTTATCAGAGTATCAGCAGGCTGTAATGGATAGCCACTGGAACACGCAACAACTATTATTTGACGCATTAAATGCTGGCATTGATAGCATGCAAAGCGGTATTTCAAGCCTTATTCAAGGTACAACCACATTAACAAGCGCAATTCAAAACATCGGAAAAGCTATGCTTAAAGCAGTAGCTGACTTTGTGGCGAATTGGATTGCTGCAATGGTTAAAAAGGCCGTGTTTGGCAAAATGCTACAATCGCAAGAAACAACGGCAAGTATCGCAGCAGCACAAGCTCAATTGCCTGCATGGAGTGCGTTGGCTCAACAGATGAGTATGGCAACGTTCGGCGCTAGTGCGGCGACTGGTATGGCTGCATGGAGCAGTAGCACAGCAGCAGGCACAGCAGCAAGTGCAGCACTCGGCGCAGCTGGCAGCTTTGGCGGTAGTTTTGGCGCTGCGTTTAGTGCTAAGAGCATGCCAGCACTCGCAGAGGGTGGCCTTGCATATGGCACCACAATAGCCCAAATTGGTGAGGGTAAATATCAAGAGGCTGTATTGCCTTTATCTGATACAGTATTCGACCGATTAGGCGAGGGCATTAACCGCTCTAATGGTGGCATGGGCGCAGGCGGTGGCATTACGCTCAACGTGAGCGCAATCGACGCCGAGAGCTTTGGCTCGTTCCTCGAAACACGAGGCGGCAGAGCTTTGCGTCAATTCTTAGTAAATCAAGATAGAGAATTTATCGGAACAGAGGGGACATGGTAATATGGCCGAAATAATGAAATTTCCTACTATCATATCTTTGGCTTGGAAATCTCAAAAGGCCCAGAAATGGGACACCAAGACAAAGACCTCTGGCTCTGGTAAGGTGCGCACCATGACAAACTGGAAATATCCACAATACACCATTTCCACAGAGTTTGAGGTGCTAACACCTGCACAATATAAAGAGCTTATGGGCTTTTATTCTAAGACTAAAGGCGGTACAGTTCCTTTTTTGTGGTTAGATCCAGAGGATAACGCCGAGACAGGCATTCAGCTCGGTACTGGTTCAATGGGCTCATGGCAAGCCGTGCGAAAGTTCGGTGATTTCCTAGAGCCTGTATATCACATTGAAAACCTTACATTATACGCTAATGGCTCACCTATTCGAGCTATTAGCGATAAAGGCGTGATTAAGCTGGCAGCAGGCCAGACAGTGGCACCGAATGCAGTAATTACAGCTGATTATACCTATTATTGGCTGGTAAGGTTCAGCGGTGATATGACAGCTGAGTATATCTTTACAAACGTATATAAATCAAAATCATTCAAGTTAGTATCAACTCGATAGGGGGCGCAATTATGAAAGAGGTAAACGAGGTACTACGGCAGCACCTCAACAATGATAAATATTTCATGAGCTGCGACCTTTACGAGTTGCGCTTGCGTAGTGGTGTAACGTACTACTGGGCCGACTCAGACGCCGATGTATCATATAACGGCCAAATTTACAAAAGCGACGGCCCTATTATCGTAAGAGATAAGATAGCCACTAACAGCACTGTAAGCGTTGATAAAATGACGATTAGCATATCCACAAATGAGCAGGATAAAATAGGCGGCGTTCCTATTATGGCTGTAGCTCATAATGGTGGCTTTGACGGCGCTCAAATGACGCTTAAACGAGCGTTTTTTGATGATAACTATACTATTATTGACGCTGTAGGCTTATTTACAGGCTTATGTGAGGTTACGCAAGGCGGTGGCCTTACCTTAAAGCTAAATGTTAAATCAATCGTGCAAAAGCTCAATATCGAATACCCAAATCGGCGGTATTATCCACAATGCCCTTTTAGCGTGTATTCAAAAGAGTGCGGCGTTGATATTTCAAAATTTAGAAAAAGCGGTAAGGTTACAGCGTTAGGCTCTGGCCCTAATTCCATACGAATTGACTTGCAATTTACAAACGGCTATTACACGGCTGGCGGCATTGATTGGATCACTGGCCCATTAGCAGGGCAATCTACACAGATATTACAAAGCAATGACGGTGTAATACTTTATATGAGTGCTCTCGAGGTAAGTCCAAGAGTCGGCGACCAATTCTATATATACGCTGGCTGCAATAAAACGCCTACAGAGTGCAAGAATAAATTTAATAACTGGAATAGAAACAGGGCGACGCCTTACGTACCACTAAAGGAGAGCATACGATGAATACATTAACAACTGGCGAAAAGATAGCAAAAGCTGCTATTGCATGGCTAGGCACACCATACGCCAATAATTCAATGGTAAAAGGTGCTGGCGTCGATTGCTCTTATTTATTAGTGGCTGCGGTGGTGGATAGTGGCCTCATGAAAGCCGACAGATTGCAGATAGAAAACTACTCAAACGAGTGGCATTTACACCACTCAGAGGAGAAATATCTCAAATATGTGCAACAGGTAGCCGATGAGGTGAAAGAGGGCGCACCGCTTGAAATTGGCGATTTTATGCTATATCAATATGGCCGATGTATCTCACACGGCGCTATATATATTGGTAAAGGGCTAGTCATTCATGCTTTCGTTGATTATGGCGTGATTATATCCAAGCTCGATGATGTACTCTTTTATGATAAAAAAGGCCGCTCACGTTTGAGGGCTGTATATAGATTTAGAGAGGAGCGTGAATAATGGGCTTTTTATTTAGAGGCAAAAGCACAACTAGCCGAGCCGATATGATCGCAGATTTTCAAATCAATACAGCCTCATATGGTGAGGTAGTTCCAGAGATATTGGGCACTACTCGAGTAAGTGGTAACATCATAGATTATGATGATTTCACTCCTCACGAGCATAAAAGCACTACTAAAGCTGGTAAAGGTGGCGGTGCTAAGCACACAAACATTACTTATACCTACTCTGTAGCTGCTGCTATTGCATTGTGTGAGGGGCCTATCGCTGGTATTGGTAAGGTATGGCGTGATAAAGAGGTGTACGAGTACCCTAATGAGAAAATCGAGCTAACCTTATTCAATGGCGATGTAGCCCAAGCACCATGGCCTTATATGCTATCAAAACACCCAGATAAGGCACTACCTTATAGCGGCTTGGCTTATATGGCTGGTGTGGTTGATTTAGGCGAGCGTGGCAGCTTACCCCAATATAATTTTGAGGTATACGGCAAGCTACGAGATACAGGCGACGGCACAGACGTAAACCCAGCCGACTATATCGAGCATGTACTGCAATCAGTTGGGGCCGATGTACAAATTGAGGGCATTGAAAACTTTAGAGCTTACTGTAAGGCTGCTGATATATTAATCAGTACACCACCAGAGCAAAAAAGTGCTAAAGCCCAGCAGATCATTAACGATATAGCCGAGATTACTAACAGCCTTGTATTCTGGAGCACTGACAGGCTTAAAATCGTACCTTTAGCCGATAAGCCTATCGGTACATGGACACCTGCGAACCAAATTCAATATAACCTCACGGCAGATGATTTTATCGCAGGTACAGACGGCCAGCTTATCCTTTATAAAAGGAAAGATACAAGCGAGGCCTATAACGAGGCTACAGTAGAGTTTATTAACAGAGCCAATAGCTACGAGAAAGAAACAGTATCTTTTGAGGTGGTTGCCGATGTGCAACGCAACGGCTTGAAACCTGCCTCAAAAAAGAGCGCTCACTACCTTTATACAAAGGCTAGGGCTCAATACTACGCTGAACAGCTCGCTATGAAACGCCTATATGCTAAAACTCAATATACATTTAGGCTTGATTGGGCTTTCTGTACTCTCGAGGTAGGCGACTTAGTAACGCTTACCGATGAGGCCTGCCAGTTAAATCGTCAAATCGTTGTAATTACAGCGGTAAACGAGGCCGCCGACGGCCAACTCGAATTTACGGCAGAGGGCAAGCCTGCTGGCACTTATGCACCAGCTCGTTATGATGTGCACGAGAATGAGCGGCCTTTCATTGATTACAACCAAGCAGCGCCAAGCGTCAACGATGTGGCAATATTCCAAACAGTTGGCGATGTAGGCGGCAATCAAGTATTTATAGGCGTAAATGCGCCAAGTGGTTGGGGTGGTTGCTCTGTATGGCTATCTGACAATGGCGAGAATTACAGCCGTATAGGCTCTATTACACAACAGGCTCGCATGGGGCGTGTTAAATACGGTTTTAATCAAACAGGCAACTTATGCAATATTACACTCAATCAAGGTATGCTCAAAGGCGGTACACATATAGACGCCGAGCGAGCGAATACATTGTGCTGGGTAAATGGCGAGGCTTTCAGTTATGAGGGTGCTGAAATGCACCAAGATAATTGGTATACATTAAGCGGCCTCGTGCGTGGACAATACGGAACTAATGCAATCAGTCATAGTGCTGGCGAGCGGTTTGTGCGTGTAGATGAGGCTTTATTTAGATATCCATATCGCAAAGAGGATATAGGGAAAACAATACACCTCAAATTTACCTCTATGAACCTATTCGGCAGCAACGAGCAAGAGCTCGACGAGGTACAGGCTTATCAATACACATTGACGCCGTACTTTATACCAGAGGTTACAGGCCTCACGCTATACACTAAATACTACGAGATCACTAATAGGGTTAAGTCATTCGATGTGGTGGCAGAGTTTAACGTGCCACATATTAACAGCCTTGATACTGTGGAAATCTGGTATAGAGAGCCTAGCGGAACATGGAAATACGGCGGCGCAGGTGAGGGGCAAGTCATTATAAGTGGTTGCGAATTAGGCCACACATATGAGGTTAAGGCCGTTGTAAAAGATACACACGGAAACACCTCGCAGGGTGTATCTAAGAGTATTACTGTAGAGCTAAAGAGTGAAATTCCGAACAAGCCTCTCGGCTTTTCTATTTCATTCAGCGATATGGCGCATTTTAACTGGCTCGAGGTTAGAAATGCCGATGTAGATTATTACGAGTTACGGCTTGACTTACGAGTTGGCCAAAATGACGGCTTAATCGGCCGCAGTAATAACACCACATATAGTGGCATGCTGCGTAATCGTACTGGCAAAGTGTACTTGTATGCTCATAACCCAGCCAAAGGCTATGGCGCACCTGCTGAATTAACCTATAGCGTGCCGCAACCTAAGCAACCTACAAACCTAAAGGCAACGGCTAATATCAACGGCATAGGCGTTACGTTCGAGGCTATCCCAGCCAACTGCAAAGGCGCCAATGTATATGTAGATAGCAAGGTGTACTTTACTACTACAAACGCTTTAACCATTCCTTTAGAGGCTGGTGTGTACAATGTAAAAGTGGCTTACGTTGATATATTCGGCGAGGGCCCAGCGACGCAACCAGTTAGCGTAGCAGTAAAAGCTAAAATTGATAAAGCACTACTCGATATGGAGAGCCTCGGCATATCTGATATGGATAAGGCCGTTAAAGCCTTAAAATCAGAGGTTGGCACAGTCAAGAGCGATGTAAGTGGCTTTAGCAGCAAGCTAATAGACCAAGCGAATGCATTTCAGCGTACAGTAAATGACTTAAATAGAAACGTGAGCTCACAAATTACTCAAATTTCTAGCGGCATTGAGCTGAAAGTAACAAATGCACTCGGCAAGCTCGACGGCAAGGAACTCATAAGCCGTATCAATTTAACGCCAGCAGGTACACGCATAGACGGCAAGCTATTGCATGTTACAGGGGCGGCATTATTTGATGATAATATCATCACTAACAAAATGCTGCAGGCTGACAGCGTAAACGCTAGAAATATACAAGTTAATAGCTTATCTTCTTTATCTGTCAATACTGGCGACCTAACAGGCGGCTCTATTACAGGCGGCACTTTTAAAAATAGTACTGGCACATTCGAGATAGATCGCAACGGCAATATTAAAGGGGCCAATATTACAGGCTCACGCATTGACGCTGCCTCGATATTTCAATCTGGCTATAAGATTAAAAATATTGATGTGCAGGTGTACAAGGTTAAGCATGGCGACTGGTGCCCTATTCCTAATGGGTTTACCGAAAAACAATGTACATTTATTCCAGTAGGGTATGTGATTACTGAAAAATACTTTAACTCGAACGGCTATTACTATAAAGATAGGCTGCCAAGAGCATATGAGCCAGACAGAGATAAAATACGCATTAATAAAGATGAGTTTAATAAGCAAAAATCACGCTTTCTTGCTAAATGTAGCCTTTATATGATAAATGACGAAACATATATGCGTGGTTATGAAAGCCAGCAACAAACCATTGTTGGAATTGACGGAACACGCCGAGCAGTGGTCGAGGTTAAGGGCCACGATGAATGGAGCGGCGACCGTAGAGATTACTATACAGACTCATACTTCTATGGCGAATTATCTGTACTATGTATTGCCAAAGCGTAAAAGGGGGTGGCTTATGGTAAAACACGATTTCACGCTACACGCTGGACAAGATTTTAATTTTACATATCAAGTGCCAGAGGGTAGCGACTTAAACCTCACAAGCTATACAGGCGTATGCAAGATACGAAAAAGGCCTAATGAGGCAGTTATATTTGAGCTGAATGCAACAGTCGAAGAAAAGAGCGTTACATTCTCACTCGCTGGCGATGTATCGGCGAAAAAACAGCTACAGACTAAAGACTTTGTATATGACGCATTTATTTATAACGAGAGCGATCATATCAAGCTAGGCTATGGCAAAATTACATTTATTCAAGACATTTCAATGCATTAATCAGAGGAGATATTAATCATGGCAGATAACACTTTAACTTTGAAATTTGATAAAGACACTATTTTACCTTTATTCGAGGGTTTAAGAGGCCCTAGAGGCGAAAAGGGAGAAGACGGCCAACGTGGTGAGCGTGGCGAAAATGGCGAGCAAGGCCTTAGAGGCCCTAAAGGTGAGCCAGCAAGTGCAGAGCGTGCAGCTGAATTATTGAAACAAAAAAATGTATACTTGGCTGACAATAGCGTTGAAACAGTACTCGCTAAATTAGTAGAGCTTTTAGGCGATACAATTCGAGTTACTTATAAACAACTTGAATATTTCCAACCAGTACAAGGCCAGACTTTCCTTGATTTGAAAGGCGAGCCACATTTTAAAGTGGCTATCAATGGCGGTGCTAAACAAGAGTTTGTATCTGACAATATGCGTGTACAAATTCCTGCATTCGGGCAAGATGATATTAACTGCACTTACTACGATTTAGCCGATAGAGAAATCGGTGTGATTTCCATTAAAGGCCTTGAAACTACAGAGGCTGATGAAACATACACAGACACAACAGGCGCAGAGTTTACTAAATACGGCAAGAAATTAGTGTTACGTTTAGCTAATTATAACGGCGGTACGTTCAACTGGTTGGGTAAATGGACTAAATCTGATATTGAAACAGTAGAAATTATTAATAATTCTAGTAAAACACTTTTGGATAATAGCCGAACAACCGATAAATATGACGGCTTAACATTTATCATTAAACAACCGCAAAATCTTAGAATTAGAACCGCTAGTAACCAAGGCACAATTACCGTGTACACAGGCGAGCGCAGCGTGAAAGTTGTACTTGATGGAACTGAGTTGAGTTGGAGCGGTGCAACTTATGAGGGCTTTGCTTTATAATATTTGTAGTAAGGGGTACACATGGGGGGAATAATGCATTTTTTTAGCGAGGCCGAGCGAATACTTACGGAGTCATTCGCTATTAAAGCCTTGCTTGCTGTGGTGGCAGAAATCGGCATATATATGCTAGGGCTCAAACATGTGCAAGTGCTAGGGATATTCATTATATTAGTATTCCTCGACTTGCTTACGAAATGGGCGGCTATCGGCTATCAAATGCTCTTGGATTTAGGGGCAAGCCCAGAGAACATAAGCGGCTATGCCAAATATATCGCCATTCCTGCCGCATGGGGTAAAGGTTTAATCAGCTCTAAGCATATGCGAAAGCCTTTTGTAACAAAAGTGCTCACTTATTGCCTAGCAACGGCTGGAGCTTGGTGTTTTGACTTTATGGCTGGCAATTATGCTTTCGCTGTAAATCTAGTGTGGCTATATCTTGGCTCTGTTGAGTTCCTAAGTATCCTCGAGAATATGAGGGACGGCGGAAATAGTACAATCGCAGGGCTGCTTGATGTAGTGCATAGCAAAATTGATATGATTTTAAAAAAATAATAGCTTATAGGCTGCATTCGCAAGGGTGCAGCCTTTTAATTTTGGGGGTGAATATATGAAAATTGGCGAATATTTCGACGATTACGAATTTTCTTGTAATTGTGAGCGTCATGAGGTGGATGAAAATGGGCATAATGTGCTAGATCACGTTATAGACAAGCGACTCGTAGACCTATTAGACGCAATTCGTGAGCGTTTAGGGGTGCCGATTTATATTAACAGTGGCTATCGTTGCCCAGAACATAATGCAGAGGTTGGCGGCGTGCCTAACTCTTACCACACGCAAGGCGTGGCGGCTGATATTACCTACGACGGCATAGACGTTGATTATCTCGCTCAAATTGCCGAGGAATGCGGCGCCGACGGCATAGGTAAATATTACTATCAAGACTTTGTACACGTCGATGTAAGGGGTTATACTGCTCGCTGGAGTGATATCGACTAAATAGGGGGCTAGATATGTATGAGAAATGTAAAACATACCTCGAAACGATTAAATATAAGGTTACTGTGCAGCGCCTTATTATTGGCGCTATTTGTGTGCTGTTCCTCTATGGCATTGGCAGCCTCGCAAGTGGATATTTCACAGCCAGAGCCAACTATCAGCGTGCCATTGAGCGATTGGAAAGCACTCAAAGAGCGCTTGATGACAGCCGACGCCTCAATCGAGAACTCAACAAAATCATTGGAGCAAGCCGACAGCTTAACCTTGACGCAAGCGACAGAATTGAAAGAATTGAGGGTTATCAACAGCGAGAGAGCGAAAGCCTTAACCGAATTGAGAGCAATCAACGAGAAACAGGGGCAAGAATTGGAGAAAGCCTCGAACAAAATAACAGAGCAAGAGCAGAGCTTAAATCAAGCCTCGACCTCATTGAACGAATTGAAAGACGAAATCAAGAACAATAA